CCCTACTGTGAGTCTGCCACGGATTTGACAGACAACCCGTACTACTGTAACATGTGCAAGTCATGCTTTGATTGTTCAATCATGATAGATGACTGCCTATGTTACACACCGAACAAAGATTGGCAAAGCAAACGAAGCCTTGCCGATTTCCTATACTAACTAGAGAGGTAACAAATGTCTAACGACACAATCCTAAATCTTGCTGAGGAATTACGCATTATCGCAGACGAGATTTCATACAACGCAGTTGATACATCAAGTGACTACCCAAAGCGTGGCACTATCGTGAAGGCACTCCCTTCACAGACACGCTTCAAGCCTAAGTCGGTTTGGGTATCACTAGGTAACGGCACATACAAGCACATCACAGGTAGCAAGGGTCTTATCACTACACATGAGCGACTCAATGGCTACACAGAAGTGGTGTTCGAAGCGTAACAACTTCGCCACCTGTCCTGAGCACGACATAAAACTGCTCACTTAACTTTATAGATTGGAGATACTATGACAGAGTTTCTACATGAGGTTGTTGCTCAACGTGAGCGTCAATCATCACCAGTATTCCCTGCACAGTACGCTCCACTCTATCGTGGCGTATACATACCAGCATGTTATAGTAACCTTATCTATAATCTGCCTGAAGTTATACGAAATGTTCAAGATTGGTGGGATACCCCGTCATGGCGACTAGTGCGTGCTATCTTTAGCACCATTGGTTGCGAACATAGGTGGGTATTTGACATTAGTCTAAGTAATACAGTACAATACAAGTATTACTGCATGGATTGTAGGTCAGAACACACACAACAACTAAGAGAGGATAGACAATGAGCACAGTAACAGTACAAGGATTTGAATACAGTAGCGAACAGCCACCTGTTGGATTTGTCACGCTAACCACAGTAGATAGCGACCGCATACTATACGGAGTGTTCGCTAGTATCCAAGAAGCAACAACGTTCGGTAGCAAGCTGGTCAATGCTACTGTTATACCTATCTACCGACCAGTACTACACTAAGGGGAGAACATGAGTTACGAGCCACCACTTGACGACGATGTAGCATTAGGGTATGATGATGAAGAAGAACTCGACGAAGAATTCGACGAGATGATAGAGATAGCACTAGAGAGATAGGAGATAGAGTATGCAAGGTCTATGCACAGGTCATGAGAACCCTGACCTATGGTTCAGCGAGTCTATCGACAGCGACGCAGAGAACAATCGCGTCAATGAAAATAGTCCAGAGTACAAGCAACGCATCGCTAATGTAAAGACCGCGCTATCTATCTGCAACACATGCCCAGCCAAGGCTGAATGCTTTGCTGAGGGTATGAAACGAGAGAACTTAGACAATGGAATTTGGGGAGGCACTCTACCTGGTGAGCGTGTCCTACTTGCATCTGTCCCATTAACATGGAACAATCGCAGGTCTATGATTAACTTCGCACACAGAGTAAGGGCAACTACCAAATGAAATCACTAACATTCTTACTGCTCGTAGTAGTAGCTCTGCTATTAACCGACAACTCAAAGACAACTACGGACACAACAGACAAAGTCGTGCAAGTTCTTTGGAGTAAGGAAGATAGCAAGGCATACGCTAGAGATAAACTCAACGAGTGGAAAGATGAACAAGCGTCATGTCTCAACAGATTGTGGGGCAAGGAATCCGCATGGAATCCTGATGCCTTCAATCCTATCCGTGTAATGGGGAAGCATGCGGGTGGGATTCCACAACTGTTGGGGCTTGACCCTGACACACCAGCACCACGACAGATAGAACGTGGGCTTGATTATATTTTCTACAGATACGGCACACCATGCGACGCATGGACTCATTGGAAAAGGAATGGTAACTACTAATGGCTAAGCATGTAACAGAGATGCGCCCCGATTACAGTCAGGCGATGGACATACGCGGTGAACCTACACTAGTGTGCCCATGTGGTTGTGAGATTTGGAATCTCAAGACTATCTTTGATGACGACGGAGAGATTGGCATGTACTTCCTTGACATGGAGTGCGCTGAGTGTGGTACACTAGCAACAGCACCAACACCAGAAGGAACGGAGATAGAAGATGACTGAGTTTCTACATCATGTAGTTAAGAAGCGCGAGCGCGATGAAGAGTATCGAACATTAATGATAGAGCCACCAACTCTAAGAATACCTAGTGCTCTGCTAGATGCAATCAATCGTGATATGGAAAGACAGTACAGGTACAGAGACCCATGGGCTGGAGAGGAAGAAGCAAATGGCTAGCTATGAATATAAGTGCGAGATTGACTCAAGCACTATCACAATCAGTAGAGGTATGACCGAACAGGAAATCATACCTTACTGCGACAGTTGCAATGAGCCAATGGTAAGGGTGTACAGTGCACCGCCTGTCAAGTTTAATGGCAGTGGATTCTATTCAACAGGAGGATAGCAAATGGTATGTGAAGTATGCGAAGCTGGTGGTTGTTCAGCCTGTGACTTACAGTCTGATGAACTACAGTTTGCTAGCATGAAAGAGATTGAAGAGTTCTACAATGTAAATGGGGAAGCACTACATGTGGACCCAGCAGAGCTGGACTTAGAAGGTATGCTACAAGAGATGATTGATTCAGAGATTGATTTCGACAAAGAGTTTGACCCTGATGCCCAGTAAAGAGCGCGAGATGAGTTCATTCCGCGCCCTTTCAATCATATCAGTAGTGTTCTTCACTGCTCTGACTCTATTGGTGTACCTAATTCTTGGTATGATGAGTCTTCTGATGGCTCTGTTTCCGTGGGCTCCATGATGTCGTTATCATAGAATGGTTTGAAGCCACCAAGTTTATTGACCAGTCGCTTGACAGCTCTGTTACCTCTCATGCGTGCTGCGTCATCACTACCTAGTGATAAGTAATTGCTTATCTCTTTGTAGTCCATAGACTCTGCATATCGGAAGAAGAGTATCTTTCTATCCTCCTTACTCAACTTCCAGTATGCGGAGTCTATCTCCATCATCATGACAGATAAGTTTCCACCTTCTGATGGGGCGCTTGGTCGCCCTGGTCTACCTAAGTTTAACTTATGAGTAACACCATACTCACTACGCAACACAGCAGGGAGCAGTGCTTCTACAACATCTGCCTCATAGTAATAGATATCCGACACGTCATATCCGACACTCTTAGCCTTCCATCTCTGACAATAATCTAATGCATGGTTACGAAGGCTACGATAGATAAGGTTCTTTGCATCCTTGTTACCTATTTTCTCCCACTCAGCTACCTTGTTAGGGTGCTTAGCAAACCACTCATATAAACTCTGCTTGATATCTTCAAGTTCAACCATGTCAAACTTGCGATGATACTCAGAGGCTACTGCCGTGATTACATATTCCCACGGCTCAATTTGTTGCCAGTTCATCTGCCTTTGCTCTCTTGTATAGTCGTGTCGCTGACATTAAATCATCTACTGTAATTAAGAATCCCTTAGACAAATTAGGTGGGATGTTACACGTAATCTCTCTACCAAATTCTTTAACTGCATAACGCAACGCATCTGTTGGGACAATGAGTGTGCTCTCTTCAAGCACGAACGCCCAGTAAGAAGCCTCAGTCACACCTAGCCCTGATGGTGCCCAGTCCTCAATCTTCTTGAAGAAGCACTCAGTCTCAATGTATAGGTTGTTAGTCTTAGCCCACTTGCGGTCGCGCTTTACTTCGACAGTACGTCCACCAGTAAGCAACTCATCTACTAACTGCTCGCCCTTGCGTCCGTATCCAAAGTCTAAATCGAATGAAGATTTGTTAGTCATTGTCCCATTGCTTTCGTAAAACCAGCAACCCAATGATTGCATAGTTAGCCATGTCCTTGAAGGAATCTTCTAAGGATTCGTGCTCAGGGTTTGCACCGCTGTCAATCAGGTTATTGATTCGTGCTAACTTATCATGCATACGTACACGCAAGCCATTGATTGCACCACCTGGTGCTTGTGAAATATTCTTAGGACCATAGTCCTTATGCTTACTCAGCAACAACTCAGACAACTCGTTGATTGTGTTGCTCAAGTGCACCTCTAGGTGGAGCTCGCGTGCAATAGCGGGATTGTTAATGTTACTTTCAGCCGTGCGCCGTCCTTCGAGACCGACTCGATTGGTAATCCTAACCCCGTTAGATACTGGATAATCTGCCATATTTCTTCACTCTCCATCTTCGAGTAGCTGTTTAAGTTCATCATCAATTCCCACCATACTAGAGTCAACAATCATATCTTCAATAACTTCAAGCACCGTACTTGGGTCTGTCTCTGCGGAGAACAAGGTCATGTACGTGTCCTGTGTTATCGTTCGTATCTGTTCAGGTTGCTCTGCGTAGCGGTACATACAACGTAACAACGAACCAATCATAAGGCGATAGCCGTTAGGCAATACCAATGCTGGGTCGAACTCTTCATCATCTTCAAGCAGATGGTCCGTTGCTTCAAACACATTATCAAAGTGCTGTCCACATTCTGGACAAGGATTAATCTTATTCTTCATTTGTTAATCCCATCTTCTCTTTAATAAATCCTGCGCCATACTTGGTGTATGCTGAATTAACATCTTCCCCGTCACCGAATCCCACAATGGTGACTGGCAACTCTCGAGCCAAACTGTTTGCGAACTCCCTGCCTGGCCCATCACCATCTGCGAATACAAAGATTCGTTCGAAGTCAGCAAGCAATCGTGTGTAGTGTTTCTTCCAACTGTTTGCACCTGGTACTCCAACACAAGGTATGCCAACACAACGAGACATAGTAAGTGTATCGAGTTCACCTTCGCATACTCCAATCCAATCACCTGCTCGTTCAATGTCTAACACGTTATACATCTTTGTGTCAGCTCCTACCATACCCATGTACTTAGGTTCAACGGCAGGGTTGAGTGAACGAAAGCGTATGTCCACAATGCCTGACTTAGTTACATAAGGTATGCTAAGTCTGCCAGTATACTGTTCGTGTCCTGGTTCAGGCTCCGCGACTACGCCTAATCGTGCCAACCGCGCTACCTCCAGAGTTATACCTCTGCTTCGAAGGTAGGCCTCTGCCTGATAGATGCTTTCCTGGTACTTTTTGGACGCTATGCCCAAGAGTTCCTTCTGCGAATTTTGCTGCCCCACGTATGTCACATCCTTCTTGTTGTGCTATGATTTGTAAACTGTTTCCTTGTACACCGCAGGCAAAGCACACGAATAGATTATCGTCTAAGTTTGCCGTTCCACTTTGATGTGAGTCACCATGAAACGGACACTTAAGATTGACTTGCCCATGGTCACGACGCATACTAGCACCATAGTGTTCTAGTACAGCCTTGATGCTGGGTAAATCATTCACCGAATACATCTCCTAATCGTAATACTAAATATGAATCTGCTATTGACTTACCTCTAGCCTTGATGAGGAGGGCGGGGAGAACTGAATCGAGCCCGAGCCCTCTGGATTCGGCGTAATGCTTTGCTTCGAGTTGTGCTTCTCTTGTCCACCCACTAAGGTTAATGGCGTTGCCTGCACCTGGTGCTTTGCATTCGATAACTCCAATGCTTCCAAGGAAGTCTTTGCGGACAACAACGTCGCCCTCATCTCGTGCACCTGTTCGAGCAAGTCGTTCACTATCGTATCCATTTGCTCGAAACCAATCTCGGATATCGGTTTCAAAGGTTGCACCTCTAGCCTTGTGGCTTTTCCGTGTCGTCATCTACTTCGTATTCCTTTGGTAGTTCGAACTTCTCAATGACTGAACGTAATCTATCTTCGTACTCTTTAGTTAGTGCAGCTACTGCATCCTGCCAGCCCTCGACATATGCTTCTTGCTTCATAATCTTTAGTGTCTTTTCCATTAACATTATTCTCCTTAAACATTCTCTGGTATATCATCAATGAACATGTACTCAGGGTTGAAAGCAACCCATGTCATGAGTCCTCCCCCTGCGTCAGCTCTACCGTATCTATTCTTAACAGGTGCAACACCCATAGAAGTACCAACAACGCCGAGGGTGCATATAAGAGCAGGAAGTTGAGCAACCTTACCCTGAATAGCCGACCGTGGTTGACACGGGCTACCTTGGACAGCCTCCGAAGTGTGGTGTAGTACAACCACTGCAGCGTTAGTCGCTCTCGCAAGATACTTCAACTCCTTCATGATTGCACGCATTGATGCAAACTCTTCACCACCATCGGTGGCTACATCCATTAAGTTATCTACAACAATCAATGTCGGTGGGCAACCCCAGAGTTCTTCGAAGGCTTGCACTTCTTCATCAATATCTTGTAGTGTTGGTGCTGATTCAAACGACCATACAATATGGCTACCCTTTGCAAGTGTTGCCTTTGTCCAACCATGGTCTGTATTCATCAATGCTTCAACGTCAGTCTGTGACTTACCTGAAATCATTGAGGCTAATCGCATAGCCATTGTGTGTGCGTTGGTATCTGCTGAAATGTAAAGCGTTGGAACTTTCATCTTCAAAGCTAAAGCCAGTGCTAGAGTGGACTTTCCGACTCCAGGTGCGGCTGCGAACATCGAAACCTCAGAGCGCCTAATGATAATCTTGTTACTTTCGAACGCCTTAAAGCAACTAGGGAGCGGTTCTCCACCGATACTGGAACGACCAACTGAGCGGACAAGTGTACGCATCCTTTATCATTCCCTTCTTTATAGAAAGAACGCAGCCACTTCTGTGGTGTTCTTCGGTAACTGCGTTCTCTCATATGCTTAATTAAAACGGAGCCGTTGTCATTGCTTTACATACATTGACATCGAAGTGCTTGAGTGTCTTACCACCGCCACGGTCTTCGATAGATATGAACTTAACAGCAAGATAGTCTCCCTGTTCTGGACGCTTCTCTGCTAGTGCCATCTTCAATCGCACTTGACCAGCAGTCAATGTGCGCTCACCTTCACTTGTATGAAGTGTAATTTTTGGCGCTATAGTTCCATCGTCCCATGTCTGTAGTCCAACACTTAGTACTGTTCCTTCTACGGAGTCACCAATGTTTTTAAAATTAACATAGGTGCCACTTGATTCACTCTTGAACTCAGGGTTATCCCAGATACTCATCTCTTGCCTCTCGTTAGTTTACTGGCTTGCATTGGTCTGGAGTTCCCTGTGGTGTCGGGCATGCCCAGAAAGCGTAAGGCTTCCCACTCGCTTTGCTCACTCCCTGTCGGAAGATTCTCGCTCCGTGTACGCACGTCGGGCTCGCTGTCCCTGATGGTGTGATTGCGCTTGGTGGAGGTGTAAACGACAGACCCTGCGCCTGGGGTGGAGCGGAGTAAGTGGATGGCGATGTGCTTGGAGTTGAAGGCGTGGTCCCCAAAGGGGCTGCATTGTAAGCACCAACAACCAATCGCTGCACAGCAGCAACTTGTGTTGAATAATCACCAATGCCTTCTAGTAACACGCTGAGTTCATCAGCTGTGTTAGCACGGATATTAATCATATCCCCAGCAGGTGTCTTGTAACTAACTTGTAGTTTCCAGTCTTCCATTTGTTATCCTATCTTCGTTGAGAACTGACAATGTGCTGTCAGCCCGCATTTATATTGGCAGTTGTTTGTGTTCGGTAAAAATATTCCAGCTTTACGAGCCTTGTCAAACCCTGAAACAAGGTACTCAAGTTTATCCTCTGTGTACTGCTCGAGGCTAACAAGAGGTGACACACCGTGCTGACGTGCCATCCAATAGGTCCCCCACTTAACATCGATACCAAAGGTCTTTAGTAATCCGACCTTGTAGAATCCGAGTTGCAGTGTATTGGTTGGTGTTTGCTGAGAGGTTTTCAAGTCGACGATTACCAGTTCGCCATTGACTTCAAACACCCTGTCAAGAATCATCTTGACTGGCACGCCAGCAAATTCAGGTAGCATCGCTAACTCAATCGCTGGTACGCCTTGTGGTGTCTTCCACAATTTCCAGTCAGGGTTAGCCTTACGCCAATCAATGTACGCCTGTACCCATTGAGGTCCAGTCGCTTGCCAAAAGTTAACATCTTCCTTCTGTGGGTTAGCCTTGGTTGCTCGACCACCAACACGTGCATTGGTCAGGTCCTTGTCACCAAGTTCTTGTGCCCAGGCCTTAGCCCATAGTTCTTGGTTCATACTAACTCCTTCTCAATAGCCCGAATAGTTGGGCAGGGATAAGTAACTTCTAGGGAGCAATAAGTGCAACGATAACCAGCGATTGAATGTTCAGGCTTATGCAATTCCACTACTGTGCGAAGGGCGTGTATTGATTGAGCATCACCATTGTAAAGTGCAACATCTAATCTACGATTGATTTCAATTAGCAATTCATCGTGTGTCATTCAGCATTCTCCAAGTCCCACAATTCTGTAGCTGTATGAAATGCAGAGCCTCCCACTGACCATACCGATGGTGCCTCAGGTACTTGCATGAGTCGACCAAGGTAGTATTGGTAACCGCAGTCGACATAGGTACTAAACGCCGAGTAACTCACGTGTTCAGGTAATTCGTAATCTCCAAGTTGTATCATGAGATAACTATAACACACTCGGACATCAGTGCCACTAGGCATACCTGAGTCGCTTACTTACACTGTCAGATTCTATGTGTATAATTAAATATAATATATAATAATATAAACCCCCTTCGGGGGTTATTATATATATAATATATATACTATAGGAGATACTATGTTAGAAGTTTTCTTTGGAGTATTGCTAGCAATTGCAGTACGTGATGTATACCTAGAACTGATTGAAAGATACAGGCAGTATCGATTCAAAAAGGACATGAAGGCTATGAATGACCTGCTTGAGGACATCGAAGCCGACGATGATGACATCAAGTAACATTTAGAAACGACAAAAGACCCCCCAACCTAGGGTGATTACCTTAGGAAGGGGGGTTTCTTGTTGCTATGGGCCTGCTAGGGCCCTTAAATGGTTACTCTGAGCCTTTGCCGTAGGCAGTCTCTTTAGAGTCTAGAGCCTTTAGGATAGGTGCAGCAAGTGATGCGAGGAATGCTGAACCTAATGCCTTAGGGTCTGTGATTCCTGCGATGTACATTGCTAGCACAGATGCGAAAGCTGCACGTAGGTATGTGCCTGCGATAGCAACTAGTTTCTCTGTATTCATAAGTCCTCCTTAGGACGTAGGATTTGACGCATGGACTTTGCAACAAGTGCAAACTTCAGTCTTATACGTTTTCTTGCTTGGCGATGGTGTGAGTACCGCCTTCACCTGATTGATTACCTTAGGCTGATTAAGCCACCAGAACCAAGGTGAAGTATCATTGCCCGCCCCATCATTGATTGAAATATGTAGGTGCTTATTGTGCTTGTTGCTACCTGTGTATTCACGGTCGCCTTCTGCTGCACGTTCCTTCGACCAAATCTTTCCCTTGAAAATCAGGTACTTGACTCGCTTGTCTTCCTTTAGTTTCTGGAAGATGTCGACGCAGTCGATGCCGTGCTTAGGGTCATGGGTTAAATCTACAGCAAGACCTGTGTTATGGTCGCTGGTTGGACTCTGTGCCTGATGTGCTTTCGACGGCAGAAGTCCATCGGATACTTTCAAACGAGAGGGCGCTATCGCTGTGGCTTGTCGAAGGACAGCAGTAGCGGCAGGTGTGGCTTTCTTGACAACAATTTTCATTCATTCTTCCCTCGCTGTAACATCATTTGGTATAGGATTTCTACTTTTTCTTCCAGTCTAATGACGGAATCTTTAACACTTGAACCACCATTGGGCTTAAGTTCGTTGAGGTAGTGCTTGACTAGCCACTTAACGGCTCCAAGGAATCCACCTATAATTGTAAGTACTGCAACGGCTACCGTTGCGTAGTCTTGTGGTTGCATTAGACTGTCCTAATCGTGATATCAATGACACCACCATAGCCTGTGAAGCCACGGTCTGGAGGTGTGAGGCGGGTGAAAGAGATTTGTTCAATGACAGCCTGACGTGACTCACCTGTGGTTAAGTCCTGCCATGTTACAACGTCACCATTTTCTTCAATGGACTCTAACTGGCCAATTCTATCGAAGGCCCTGCCTTCATAGCCAGTCTGTACATTGTATCGGTCTGTCTCCACGTCATAGCAATAGACGGGGAATCTCATTACTCGCTGGCGAGGCGTAGCGATAGTCGCCTTAGCCTGATAGCCCTTCATGATTGGTCCCTTGGTAGCATCAGTACCATCACGATATAGAATAAACTTGTAAGCCAGGTACTCCTGTGCTTCTTGTGGGTTAGATGTAGTTACTTCTACTGGAGGTACAGATGAATCATATGATACGACATCGTACTCGGTACCATCAGCGGTAACTGTTTCAAGAGTCATAGACCCCTTACTGAAATCACCACGTGCGACAAGGCGCTTAAAGTTCTTGGGCTCTAGCGTATTGTATCTGATGTAACCTGTTGTTAGGTACCCTGATGGGTATAGGTTTGCTGACTCAAGATAGACTGCACCATCAGTTACTTTATAGGCAGTTGTAAAAGCAATGCGGTCAGTTACTCCGAGGAATGCACACGCTGTTGTGTAATGTTCAGCTGTCTGTGAAACATACACATCGTTTGCATAAGCAAAACGTAATGGGCTTATCTCTAAGCCAAGGTCAATGCGGGTAAGTCCACCGTCTAGCGCACCAACTCCAGTTGCAGCCCATACGAATCTATCTCTACCAGCAAAGTCGTAGACTGGCTGTGATGTTTCTAGAATAAGTGGGCCATAGTTAATCGAACCATCTTGGTCTGATACAGTTGCAACACGTACACCCTTGTTAGTTCCGATGCACATGTAACCTAGGTAATAGTACAACTTCTCGACGAACTCACCAGAAGGTAGTTCTGCTGCAACAACAGCAGATGTTAATGTTGGCATAACACCAGCAGTTGTAAGTGTGTACTTCTGAATGGTTGAGTAGATACCTGAGTGACCAGCAGTATAAATAGCAGGACCAGAGGCGGCCACAGAAGTGTAATGATAATTAGTATTGGGGTTAGTGTACACTGGGCTAGGAAGAGCAGATGCGTTAGTTGCTAACTCGTAGACAGAATTGTTTACACAAAGAATAATACGGTCTTTAATAAACTCCATTGTAGCGTTTTCAATAACAACACCAGTAGCCGTAAACATTGGTGATGGAATGGTTGTTGTATTGTCAGTCAATGCCTTCTTGTACATGTGAAGTTTGTTTGCTCCACCTGCAGTAGCATTTGATACCCAATAAGCAAAGACACCATCATCACAAATAGCACGTACTGGTTCAGCGCTTCCTGTATTGTAATCTACAAAGTGAGTAACGGTTCCATCGGCAGCAATCTTATCTACGTCGTACTCATCATGAAGTAGGATACCATTGATACCGCTCCACTGAATAGAACGTGCATGCTGGTTAGGGTGTTGATGGTCTGTGCCTGTGACGGCACCAGTAATCTCATGAGTGTCAGTAACATCATTGAGTAGCGTTACTTCACCCTGTGTCCATACATCTATGCCCCTGCTATCGGCAAAGCGATAGTGGTCAGGTGAGTTAGATGTGGTGTTTGCTGGGTCATAGAATGTTATACCGTCCCCGCCATGAAAACTTTGCTGACTACGAATCCACCATCCCGTAAGTGATTGCTCACCTGGTTCAGTCTGATTGTCAAACTGTTCCTTACGGAACGGTGCAGTCTGTCGGATATAAGGGCGTGCGTCATTGATTGCATAGATGAATGGCATACCGCCAAGAGCGGTATCATATGCCACATCAGTGTTTTGCCAGATTGCAGATGTAGCAACTACACCTACGTCAACAGCAATAGCTCGCGTTGCACGACCTTCGGTAATATCACGACCAGCCACGTAGACTCCTTAGCCTTGTTGTTGTTTTTCTTGCGCTCTTTGTTTAATCATATCTAGTGTCCAGTACATATCATAGTACCCAACATCTAGCGAGAATCGCTTAATGTGCTTTACTAATGCACCAGTGTGCGCCCATAGTGGGACACCTGCTTCTTGCATCTTAC